GCTCAGCGGTTTTTACGCGGATATTGATTTAAAAGGCGGCTCGGTCAATTTGCAGAGGAGTGATATTGAAGAGCAGATTGATGAAATAGAGGGCATGGAGCCTTCTTACCAAGAAGATCGTGATCATGTTGTATTTGAGACTCACACGATCCTCGACATACCCGGCTTTGAGGATATGGGCGAAGACGGTGAGCCTACGGGCCTCAAGCTGCCGTACATTGTCACGATTGACGAGCAGAGCCAGAAGGTTTTGTCGATCAGGCGCAACTACATCGAGACTGACCCTCGCAAATCCAAGATCAACTTCTTCGTGCAATATAAGTTCTTGCCGGGTCTTGGCTTTTACGGTCTGGGTTTGAGCCACATGATTGGCGGCATTTCCAAGTCAGCCACGTCTATTCTGCGCCAGCTCATCGATGCGGGTACGCTGGCCAACTTACCAGCAGGCTTCAAGGCTCGCGGTATGCGTATTCGTGACGAGGACAGCCCATTACAACCGGGCGAGTTCCGCGACATCGACACCACAGGGGCGTCTCTGCGCGAAAACCTGATTCCGCTGCCAATTAAAGAGCCGAGCAATGTTTTGATGTCTTTGCTCAGCCTGCTCGTTGAGTCTGGCAAGCGGTTTGCCTCGATTGCCGACATGAATGTTGGCGACATGAATCAAGCGATGCCCGTTGGAACCACGGTGGCGTTATTGGAGCGCGGCACCAAGGTTATGAGCGCAATACACAAGCGCCTGCATTACAGCCAAAAGCTAGAGTTTCAGTTGTTGGCAAAGGTGTTTGCCGAATACCTGCCGCCGAGCTATCCGTATGTTTCGCGAAACGGTCCACAAGAGATCATGGGCCAAGATTTTGATGGTCGGGTAGACGTGATACCCGTCTCAGATCCAAACATCTTCAGCCAGTCTCAGCGTATTACGATGGCGCAAGAGCTGTTGACGATGGTTCAATCCAATCCTGAAATTCATGGACCGACAGGCATCTACGAGGCATATAGACGTATGTATTCTGCGCTGGGCGTTGATGACGTGGACAGCCTAATCCAACCGCCGCCGCCGCCGCCGCAACCAATGCCCATGGAAGCAGGCATTGAGAATAATGCGTTTTTGATGGGGCAACCGGCACAGGCGTTTGAGCCTCAGAATCATCAGGCGCACATTGATGCTCATCGGTCTTTGTTTTTGACCGAGGTCGTCAAACAGAATCCTCAGCTTCAGGGCATGATCATTGGCCACATGATGCAGCATCTACAATTCATGGCGAGCCAGATGGTGCAAGATCAGATCCCGCCGGAACTCAATCAACAGATGCAGGAAATGCAGGCGGCGTCACAATCAGGGCAAATGCCGCCTGATCAGCTTCAGCAGATGCAGGGACAGATCCAAATGCAAATGGAGCAAGTTTCGGCGCCCGTGCTCGCGCAACTTACGCAAGAACTGCTTGAATCGATTGGTCAGGGAGATGAAACCGATCCGTTGGTGCAGATTCGCCAGCAAGAGCTTGAGTTGCGCGAAAAAGCCATCGATGTAGAGAACGATCAATTTGAGGCAAAGCAGGAGCAGCGCGTTCAAGAAAAGTTGCTTGAAAACGAAATTGCTAAGCAACGTCTCGGCGTTCAGAAGGACGTTGCCGATGACAAGCTGGACGTTGCGATACGCCGGCTTGAGCAGCAGGCAGACTTGAAAATGCTAGACATGCAAACTAGAGGAGGTCGTTGATGGCCGCAGGATACACAGCGTCAAGTTCAATTACGCGAGAACAAATTGCTGAACTCAAAAAGCAAAAAAGCCTTGTCCGAGAAATCGAGGCGAAAATAATCGTCCAAGCCGAAGAGGCTGCGGCAAAGAAGAAAACGCTAAGCGATCATCGCATCGCAACGAAACAAGCGTTGATTGCTGGCACAGAACCGCCACCGCCTCTCGCGCCTGTTCAAGCGCCGGAGCCTGAGCCTAAACCGGAGCCTGAGCCTGCTATTGAGGCAGCGCCAAAAGCCGCACCAAAAGCAAAGGCCAAAAAGACCATCTCGAAAAAATCACCGAAACGCACGAAGGACAGCTAATGAAGGACATGAGCAGGATCGAGAAAGTTGATACGCCGGAAAAAAAAATCAAAACCACTCCGACAGCTCCCGCTGTCGTGCGCCGCACGATGGGTGGAAAATATCGGACCATTAAGGCTCGCGGATTTGGCGCGGCCACTCGCGGATATGATTTTCATGAGCGCGACTGATGGATGATATTGATCTCGGCTCACGCTTGAAACGCATATTGGGGGAGAGGCGAGAGCTGATCAGTGAGGTGCTGATGGATGGCATGCTAAAAGATATGGATCATTACAAAAGTTTGCAGGGCGAGCTAGTTATTATAAACTTAGTGGAAGACACAATTCGTGATTTTTACAAGGAAATCTAAGTTTGAATACGCCAACACCAACGACTGAGGCGGCTTATGTGCCGCCCGATGAGGTTGTTCTCGATCCTACCCTGCTAGACAAATCTGCACTTGAACGGATGCCCGACCCTAGTGGCTGGCGGATGCTTGTTTTGCCTTACAAGGGCAAAAAGCAATCCGATGGCGGCATTCACCTGCTCAAAGAAACCGTAGACCGAGAAGCGTTGGCGACGGTCGTTGCCTACGTCGTCAAAATGGGGCCGCTATGTTATGGCGATGTCGAAAAATTTGGCGACACTCCTTGGTGTCATGAAAAACAATGGGTGCTTATCGGTCGTTACGCTGGTTCGCGTTTCAAGCTAGAAGATGGCGGCGAAGTACGAATCATCAACGACGATGAAGTTATCGGCACCATCCTTAATCCAGACGACATAGTGAGCTTCACATGATTGAAAATCAGGCAGAGGAACAGCAAGAGGCGGTCGAGGATCAGTTCCAAATAGAGGTGACGGAAGACCCTGTTGAGCCGCAGGCGCAGGGTAGCGACGACGAGTTGGAGACATACACCAAGTCGGTTTCCAAGCGGATTAACAAGCTGAACGCCAAGGCCCGAGAGGCAGAGCAAAGAGCGCAACAACTCGAACAAATTGCTCTGCAAAAGGACGCCGAGCTTCAGCAGTATCGCCATTACTCTCAGCAGCAATCTAGTCAGGTGCTGGCAAAAGAAGAGGAGGCCATCACTAGCAAAGAGGCTCAGATCGATGACGTATACCGCAAGGCGGTAGAGTCTGGCGATGCTGATTTGATTACCAAAGCGTCAAAGCTCCAAAACGACATTGCGATCCAGAAAGAAAAATTAAAAGTTGCGAAGGCTCGGCAGCAGGTTGCTATGCCTGAGCAAGAGTACGTTTCGCAAGGCAACGAGCAGGCGGTTTATCCGCAGGCTGAACAGGCTGCTCAGCAGCAAGAGGTCCAGCCGACCGAGGATGCACTAGAGTGGCACGAAAAAAATCCTTGGTATGCCAACAAAGATGACGAGGAGGACATGAAGGCAACGCAGTATGCCTACTACGTGCACTACAACCTTGCCAACGAAGGATACGACGTTGGCTCCGACGAATACTATGAAGAATTGGACAGCCGTGTCGGTACCGTTTATCCTCACACAAGATCCTCGGAAACCGAGGGTTCGACCGTTTCAAGTGAATCGCGACCCGCTGTGCAAAGAGTCGCTTCAGCCCCACAATCGGGCCGGTCAAAAACACAAGGCAAAAAGAATGGCGTTAGTTTTTCTAAGTCAGAACTAGAGCGTCTCAAAGGCTTGAAGCCGCATAATATGTCTGAGGAGGCATGGTTGCAGCGGGTAGCGAAAGAGAAGCAAAAAATTGCAGCAAGAGAGGCAAGCTAAGATGGCAGACGCAAAAGCAAACGCACGTTCATCCCGTGATTCGCAGTCACACGATAATCAGACGCGCCGTAAGCCATGGCGCCCTGTCAGGTCACTGGAGACTCCTCCTCCGCCCGAGGGTTACACCTATCGGTGGATTAGGGAGTCGATGTTAGGTCAAGAGGATCGCGCTAACGTGTCAAGACGTTTGCGCGAAGGTTGGGAACTCGTAAGAGGCACCGACCTGCCGCCAGAGTGGCGGTCTTTACCGACAATGGATAGTGGGCGACACGAAGGCGTGGTTTACAACGAAGGGTTGCTACTTGCAAAGATCCCTAACGAGACGGTAGAGGAGCGGCGCGAATATTACGCCGGCAAATCTAAACAAGCCACAGACGCATTGGACAATACCATGTTCAATGAAACCCGTGGCGACAGCCGTTACGTTAAATACGATCCGCAGCGAGATAGCAGCGTAACTTTTGGTAAACGATAGAGGTATTACAAATGGCGAATAAAGACGCTGCATTTGGAATGAAGCCCGTCAGAATGATTGGCGGCGCACCTTACTCGGGTGGCTCAAGTCGATATCGTATCGCTGCGAATTATGGAACATCCATTTTTCAAGGCGATATGGTCGCTCAGGTCACGGGTGGTACGGTGGAAGTTCACGCTGACGGAGGCACAGTGCCCGTAGTCGGTGTTTTCAACGGGTGTCAATATACTGACCCCACTAGCGGCGAGCAGGTGTTTCAAAATTACTACCCTGCTTCAACAAACGCTTCAGACATCATTGCGTTCATTATTGATGATCCAAGTGTGGTTTATGAAGTACAAGCTGATGACACGTTCCCGGTTGCCGACCTGTTTGGCAATTTTGATATTGTGTACACCAGCAGTGGCAGCACTCAAACCGGCATTTCTGGTGCCGAGCTTGACGTCACCACGGGAGCGACGAATACCAACCTCCCGATCAAGGCGATTGACATCTCACAAGATCCGAACAACGACGACGTTGCCTCGGCTAACACAAACGTGCTTGTGGTCATTCAAAACTCAATCTTCGGCGTCAAAGGCGCTGGCTTAGCGTAAGGAGTTAACTAATGGCTATCTCAAGAGCACAGCTCGCAAAAGAGCTTGAGCCGGGTCTGAACTCGCTTTTCGGCATGAGTTACGACTCATATGACCGCGAGTACGAAGAAATCTTCGCCGTCGAAGACTCTCAAAGAGCCTTTGAAGAGGAGGTGCTGATCACCGGATTTGGTGGTGCGCCTACGAAGACCGAAGGTCAAGGTGTTGCGTTTGACAATGCCGGTGAGTCGTTTACGGCTCGTTACACGCACGACACTGTGGCGTTAGCGTTCGCGTTGACCGATGAGGCAGTGGAGGACAACCTCTACGACTCTTTGGGCAAGCGGTATGTGAAGGCTTTGGCCCGATCTATGGCTAACACCAAAGAGGTGAAAGGTGCTGACGTATTGAATAATGCGTTCGACACCAACTTCACTGGCGGTGATGGCGTGACATTGATCAACACGGCACACCCCCTAGCGGGTGGCGGCACTGCCGCAAACCGTGCGGCTTCAATGGCTGACTTGAACGAAACGTCTTTGGAAGATGCGCTGATTGACATCAGCACGTTCACCGATGACAAGGGTCTAACGATCTCTGTTCAAGCGACTAAGCTCGTTGTTCCGCCTCAGTTGGTCTTCGTTGCTGACCGTATCCTGAACTCAACTTTACGTTCCGGCACGGCTGACAACGACATCAACGCTGTACGCAACACGGGTGTATTGGCCGGTGGCTACACGGTCAACCATTATCTGGCTGACCCTGATGCATTCTTCCTGCTGACCAGCGTCACTGACTCAGGTGAAGGCCTGAAGATGTTCCAGCGTACTGCAATGGAAACGTCAATGGAGCCAGACTTCACGACTGGCAACATCCGTTACAAGGCCCGTGAGCGTTACAGCTTCGGCTTTAGTGACTGGCGCGGAATCTACGGCTCCCAAGGGGCTTAGAAACCAAGCAAAGGAAAAGGGGCGAAAGCCCCTTTTTTTTGTCCGTTTATGCGGCCTGCTTGTATTGCTTGATATTGTGAGGCACCCAGACCTGAGTGCGTGGCAAAACAGCGCCGTTGCGCTGGTAAGTAACAGGTCGGTCGGCCCACTCGATCCAGCACAGGGTGTGAGTAGCGCCAAGCTCATGGTGGCTGCTGTCGAGCAGCTCGATGATGACGGCTTCTTCGCCGTTCATATTAGCGCCAGCGACTAGATGGCTTTCCACCTGAGTTACAAAGATGATGCTGCCTGCTGTTAGTTCCATGTCACTCTCCGTTGTTATGGCCCTAATTATACACATCCCGTGTCGATGTACAACAATGTAGACACATATTTGTCTCCAAATTGTCCGTTTCTGGCTTGTGTGGTATAAAAGCAAGATCCTGACAGCCGCAATCCCGCGTCTGACATTTGCCAAGACAGGAGATCAACATGGCTACAACGACTTTCAACGGCCCCGTCCGCTCGGAGAATGGGTTTCAACAAATTTCAAAAGCGGCTAACGGCACTATTACCGTTACCAGCGGTGACAAGATGGCCACGGAGGCCACTGGCAGCGCGGGTATCGAGGGCACCGCTGCTGTATACGTTACGCAGGTAACCCGATTAAAAAGCGACGTAACGACTAACGTCAACATCGTGAAGACGACGATTATGATTGACCTTACTGGTTTGAAGGACGGCGGCACGGCTGGCGACATCATTGGTAAGGACGGCTCTGGCGTTGCCTTTATCGGTAAGGTGACCGCAGCCAACCAAGGCAGCGTTTTTGGCGTAACCATGACTTGCGTCGAAACACCTGCTGGTGGTAGCACAGACATTGACCTGTTCTCAGCAACTGAAGGTACTGGCGTAAATGACACCGCAATTGGTGATTTGACCGAAACTCAGATTATCAATGCTGGAGCTGCCTCTGCTGGAACCATGGTAGCCGGTGGTGATATCGCTGCTGACCAATTCCTGTATCTGGTTAGCCAAGGCACGGGTGATGCGACTTATACTGCTGGGCGCTTCCTTATCGAAATCACTGGCTTCGACGTAGCCTCCTAGACAGGAGTGAACCATGGCTGACGCAGTAACTTCGCAAACCATCCATGATGGCGAGCGTAAAGCAGTGTTGAAGTTCACCAATGCTAGTGATGGCACAGGTGAATCGGCGGTCAAAAAAGTAGATGTCTCGGCACTAGCCGCCAATTCGGCTGGCTTGTCATGCAACCGCGTGACCATCAACAAAATTTGGTGGCAGTGTACTGGCATGTCGGTAAAAATTGAGTTCGATGCAACGGCTAATGTATTGGCTATCGGCGTGAGTGAAGACTCAAACGGATACCACGACTACAGCAATTTCAGTGGCATACCCAATAATGCAGGAGCTGGCATTACGGGCGATCTTGATTTTACTACTGTTGGTCATACCAGCGGAGACACCTACATGGTTGTTTTGGAACTGATCAAATCGTATGGCTGATACCTCTGATGTGAGAAGAACGTCATCGGGAAGACTCGTCTATCGGGGCGAGTCGTTTTCCGGCTACAACAAGCAAAAAAGAACGCCCGGCGAAAACAAGAAGTTTGCGGTCCTAGCGAAAAAAGGCGATCAAGTCAGGATCGTGCGTTTCGGTGATCCGAACATGGAGATCAAGCGGGACAGTCCAGAACGTCGGCGCAGCTTTCGCGCCAGACACAATTGTGACGCCGTCCAAAAAAAGAAGGATGTTTTTGCGGCGAGTTACTGGTCGTGTAAAAACTGGTGATATAGATGGCTTCCAACGACCTCCAAGCAGCGATAGACGAGTACGGTAGCTCCACGTCGCCTTACTCCTCCCTTCAAGATTACCTCTTGCAGCGGCCAGTATACGACCGTGGCGCAAGAGAGGCTCCCGAAGCCCCGACGATGCGGACGGTAGAGGCGCTGATGCCTGATACCGACCAACTGCTTGCAGAACAATACGATAAAATTATTCAGGAGCAACGAGCAGCCGACGAGGCATCAGCGGCTTCTCGCCAAACCGAAATTGATGCGCTTCGTGAATTGTTGCGTGAGGAGCTTGCCAGCTCAGAGGATGCCGCATCCGCTCAGCGATCCGACATTACCGCTGCGCTGGAGGGTCGCATTGAAGACCTGCGGCGAGGTATCGATGCCGAGACCATTGACTTACGAACGGCGGGTCTGGACGAAAGGGCTGCCCTTGCTCGACAAATCGAGGAGGGCGACCGGATAGTGCGTGAGGCGCAAGATGCCTCTATCGGATCATTGGAGGCGCGACTTGGTTCGCTTTCAGAAGATTTGTCAGGCATCAATAATGCAATCGACCAAAATTACAACCAATTTAACGAAGCTCAAAAAACTGCCGCCGACGCAACACAAGCAGAAATTGACGCCCTCAACCAAGAGTTGGAGGGATTATATACAGATGTTCAGTCGGGCAACGCGGCTCAATCTGATGCCATCAGAAGCGATACGGCAAACTTGATTGCAAGTTTGGAAGACAAAATTGGTGCCGTCTCCGACAATTTAGGATCTTTGCCCATTGAGTCCATCCAGTCAGAGCTGGCGGCTGTTACCAACCAAGCTGCTCAGTTTCAACAATCCGTAGACGAAGCCACAAGCGAGCGTGCAGAGATCGCTTCGCGAGTCGCGGCGTTGCAAGCGTCAGGATTGACGCAAGATGATTTGACGGCGGCTATCAACCCAATCTCTCAACAGCGTCAAGAAGCTATTTCTGCTGCGGTCGATCCGATTCAGCAACAAATCGCTGCATTGCGCCAAGAGATTCCGCAAAATATTGACGTGGAGGCGCTGCGGAAACAAATCTTGGATGAGGTCATGAGCAGCTTGCCGCCAACTCAATCGGCAACGCCGCCGACCCAGACCGGCACTGCACCGGCATCGGTGACGAATCCAGAACAATCGTTCAGTCCTGACGTGCCCTACGGTGATTTGCCGCCTGATCAGTTCACTGAAGCGATGTCAGCTCCAACCGATCCGTTTACGACACCCGCAGTAGTTCCGGGGCAATCATCCTGATGGCTTCAAGCATTCCAGACAACGTAGCAAATCCCAGCCTCTACAAAAAAGCGAAGGCAAAGGCGAAAGCCAAATTTGATGTGTACCCCAGTGCTTACGCAAACGGCTGGATGGTTCAAGAGTACAAGCGTATGGGTGGAAAATACAAAGGCAGCATCGGCGGCGGGGTCACACTTGACCCGCAAAAAAGTGATTTGAACAAAGACGGAAAGTTAAGCGGGTACGAGCGAAAGCGCGGAACAGCCATCGCGAAGAGTATGGCCAAGCGATTGAATATTGGCGGCAGCGTGATGGTTCAAGGCCGTGGCTGCGGGGCGATCATGCCGAGCAGGCAGAAGAAAACGCGAGTTCCCCGTGGCTAAGCCACAAGGCGGATTAAAAAAGTGGTTTGGAAAAGGGAAGGGTGGCAACTGGGTTGACATCTCGGCCCCCAAAGAAGGCGGCGGCTTCAAGCCGTGTGGGCGAAAAAGCGCAAAAGATTCAAAGCGTGGTTATCCAAAATGCGTTCCGGCTGATCAAGCCAGTCGCATGAGCAAAAAAGAGATCGCTTCAGCCGTCCGTCGCAAAAGGTCAAGGAAACAAGGGGTGGGTGGTAAACCCACGAATGTTGCAACATTCGCTCGTAACGGTGGCGCTATCACGATGGTACAAAGTCGTGGCTGCGGGGCCATCATGCCGGGCAAGCAAAAGAAAACGCGAGTCCCTCGCTCTTAGGAGAAGTTTATGGCTGGACGTAAAATGATGACGAAAGGCATGTCTGTGAAAAAACCCGGCATGACCAAGGGCGGCACCATGAAGAAAATGAAGATGCCAACCGGCATGACCAAGGGTGGCACGATCAAAAAGCCCATGGGTATGACGAAAGGCGGCACCATCAAAAAACCCATGGGCATGAAAAAAGGCGGCAACGTCGGCTTCACGAAACCCTCATCTAAAAACAGTGGGCTTTACGGGCGCTAATGGCGTATTTGCAAAGCAACATCCCGCACTTCAAAGCGTGGGTGCGGCGCGAATACACTGTTAACCATGAGCGTTACCATGGCGAATTTTTACACGCCATGGTTATTGCTGTTACGACCATGCCGACGAGGTGTTTGTCGTTTCAGGTTATATTCACAGGCGCAGAGTGTGTGGATGATGAGCCGAATGTGCATGGCGGGGCAATGTGGGCAAGAATGCCAATAACCGCTTTGGCAGGTGATACAGACTACGAAGGTTGGCCTGATCCAATGCCTGTCTGGGCGGCTCAACCGTGGGATTGTTCCTCGCATAACCACTCAGTTTATGTGTTAGATCGATGCACGCCGTGCCCATGGATTGCGAAAATTGATGGTGAGTTTTATCCGGCAAAATACTTATTCACTGTTGACTACGCGGAAAACGAAATTGCTGACGACCCGGCCCAGCACAAACAGAGCCACGTCATGCAGTTGCTTGAGGCGGGGAGCTGGACCGGCAATATCGTTGCGCTGCCCAATAACAGGGTCAGGGTCACTCATCCGGCGTGGTTTGCCGTAGGCGAAGGGGCGCCAGATTTTCGGCCCTCGCAACATATCCATTACAGTAAATCCGATTTAGACTACACCCTCGATGTGAATAAAGTGTTCGATAACCTCTACGCACCCGAGAAGAAAGATGGCCGTAAGCGGAAGTAAAGATTTTGAGCTTGACGTAGCCGATTACGTCGAAGAGGCGTTTGAGCGTTGCGGCTTAGAGCTACGCACGGGCTATGATCTTAAAACGGCAACTCGATCACTCAACCTCTTGCTCGCTGAGTGGGCAAACCGTGGCTTGAATCAGTGGACTATCAACCAAAAAGTGTTGACGATGGTGAAGGACACAACGGTCTACACCATCGACGCGACCACGCCAACTGCAACCATTGATGTGCTCGACGTATTTATCAGGGAGACACTCGGTGGCGTGTCAACTGATGTACCAATCACACGCATGTCGCGCTCTGAGTACGCAAATATTTCTACCAAGAGCAGCACCGGGAAACCGAACCAATATTTGATCGACAAACAAATCAGTCCAACGATTACCGTGTGGCCTGCGCCCGATCAAAACAGCAAGTATGATCTGTATCTGAACGTGCTCAGCCGTATCGATGATGCAGACGTTGGCGCCAACACCATGCAAATACCATTTCGGTTTTATCCCTGCCTGTCCGCAGGGTTGGCGTACTACATCGCACTGAAGAAAGCGCCTGAGAAGGTGCCGATGTTGAAAGCGGTGTACGAAGAAGAGTTTGATCGAGCCTTGAGCCAAGACGAGGATCGAGCATCGTTTCGCGTTGCTCCTGACCTGCGCGGCTACAACATCGCGTAATGGCTTACGCATCGAACAAAAAAGCGTATGGGATCTGTGACATCACAGGGTTCCGCTACCGCCTGCGCGACATGAAAATGACGTGGGACGGCTTGTTGGTCGGACCAGATCAGTGGTCACCCAAGCACCCGCAGCTCATGCCGACACCGACGCCTGTAGATCCGCAGGCACTTCAAATTACCCGCCCTGATCAAGCTGCTGACGGGAATGACAGCACTAAATTTACGGTGTACACAAACGTGGGCGATGGCAAACTCGGCACACTTTTGCAAACTTTTGCAATCACTGCTAGTGTGGGCACTGTGGAGGTTACCACGTCATGAGTTTTACTTTAGCGACCCTCAAAACGGCAGTGCAGGACTACCTGCAAGTATCTGAAACCACTTTTACGGCTCAGCTCGACACCTTTATCAAAGAGGCTGAGAGCCGAATCTTCAAGATGGTTCAGCTACCCGAGCAGCGCAAAAACGTGCAGGGCACGACAACGTCTGGCAACAGATTTTTGGCGACGCCCTCTGATTTTTTTGCGCCGTTTTCGCTGGCTATTATCAACAGCAGCAGCAAATACATTTATTTGGATTTCAAGCACCCATCGTTCTTGAAAGAGTACAGCCCTACGTCTACAACGACTGGGACGCCAAAGTATTACTCACTGTTTGATGATTCGGCGTTTGAGCTGTCGCCAGTGCCAAACAGCAATTTTACAGTCGAGCTGCATTATCTGCATAAACCAGCGTCGTTGACCGCTGGCGCAACAAGTGGCACGACCATCTTGTCAACCGACCATCCCGATGCGCTGCTGTACGGCACGCTGGTGGAGGGTGCTACGTTCCTGAAAGAAACTCCTGACGTGATAGCTAATTTCGAGGCACGGTTCAAAGAAGCCGTCTCTCGAATGAAGAATCTGAGCGAAGGTCGCAATACCCGCGACGAGTTCAGATATGACCTATTGCGTACAGGCGTGAGTTAGTGGATAAACTTGAAGATCTAGCAGGCAAAAAAGTAGCGATTATCGGTCTGGGAGCGTCCCAGATTGATTACGTTATCGGAAAGGAAAACAGTGTCGAATGGGATGAGGTCTGGGTTATCAACTCAGCCTTGTCGGTTTTCGAGTGTGACCGTGTGTTCATGCTTGACCCTGTCAGTCGTTTTTTGGATACCGATGATGCAGGCAACCAAACCGATGTGATGCGCAAGCTTCTGCCTGCGTTTGACAAGCCGATATACACCTGCCAGCTCGATGAGCGCGTACCTGCGCTGGTTGAATACCCACTCGAAGACGTTATCAAAGACCAACGTTGCGCTTACATGAACACCACAGTGGCGTATTCGCTGGCTTTTGCCGCCTACCACAGGGTGGCCGAAGTCGATCTGTTTGGCATGGACTTCAGCTACAAGAACAACCTGCACTTTGCAGAGGCTGGCAGAGCATGCCTTGAGTTTTGGATCTGCAAGATGATAGCTCTGGGTATCAAAGTTGGCGTCAGCCCTAGATCCTCGTTACTGGATCAAAACGTGCCGGTCGAGGAAAGGCTGTATGGCTATCACCGCTTAGCTAACCCGAAGATTGCGATGCCGAGTCCAGAAGGTGAGTGGGTAGTCTGCGACCGTTCAGATCTGGCTAAAATGGTTAAAAAACATAATCTGGAAACGGTCGAAGCCATGACTAGTCCAGAACCATACAAGGGTTAAAAATATGCCGGGAGACAAATTTGTACTTGGCCAAGTCATGGTGTCCACGACGAACAACCGTGGCCACGACGTAGAGTTCTGGGCGAAAGAGACTACCCGCAAAATTGTTGGTATTAGCGAGGAGGCTGATCCCCATATTCGTTTGCAAGCAGAGGCTTTCCGAAACCAGATTTATACTCTAATATTGACGGGCATGAAGAGCGCCGTCGCCTCTGATCGAGTCACCCTACGCGGGTTGCTCGCAAGTCAAGGCCACGATGACATGGCAAAAATTATCAAGGAGCTTTGAGATGGCGATTACGTCAGCAATTCCCACATCGTTCAAGCAAGAGCTGTTGGTTGGCACACACAATTTTACAGCGACAAGCGGCAACGCTTTTAAGCTTGCTCTCTACACGTCGAGCGCCACGCTTGGTGCTGCAACGACAGCATTCACGACCACAGGTCAGTCGAGCGGCACGAATTACACGTCGGGCGGCGCTACCGTCACGTCGGTGACACCAACCACGTCTGGCACAACGGCGGTCTGCGATTTTGCTGACCTAACGTTCAGCACGGCAACTGTCACGGCCAGAGGCTGCATGATCTACAACGACACCCAGTCGGACAAAGCCTGCGCCGTTATAAATTTTGGCGGCGACAAAACATCTACTGCTGGTGATTTCACGGTTGTCTTTCCAAGCCCGACAGCGACCGGCGCAATTATCAGGCTGGCGTGATGTCAGATGCCACTATCGAAGGTTGATTTCCGGGCCGGAATCAATAAGGAAGAAACCGATTACGCCAACAGTGGCGGCTGGGTCGATGGCAATCTTATTCGCTTCCGAAAGGGTCGCGCAGAAAAAGTTGGTGGCTGGGTTAAGCGTGGCATCAACACTTTTCTAGGGCTTGGCCGCGCCCTGCATTCTTGGATCAGCCTCGGGGCCACCCGTTACATTGGTGTCGGCACCACGTTCAAATATTACGTGGCTGAGGGCGAAAATTATTACGATGTAACGCCGATCCGAAAAACGTCCACCGACTCAATTACGTTTGCGGCAACGAATGGCTCCTCGACCGTGACCGTGACAGATTCAACGCATGGTGCCGTCAACAACGATTTCGTGACCATTTCGGGCGCCGTCAGTCTTGGCGGCTTAATTACCGCCGATGTGTTGAATCAGGAGTATCAAATTGATCTGGTCACCGGCACAAACACCTACACGATAACAGCCAAAGACACGTCTGGCGCCACGGTAACCGCTAACAGCAGTGACTCAGGCAATGGCGGCTCTGGCGTTGACGGTGTTTACCAGATCAACGTGGGCCTCGACACCTACGTTCAAGGTACAGGCTGGGGTTCTGGCACTTGGGGTTCTGGAACTTGGGGATCCGCTAGTGCGATTTCCGCTATCAACCAGTTGCGGGTTTGGACGCACGACAACTTTGGCGAAAACCTGATCATCAACGTGAGGGGCGGGGGCATTTACCGCTGGGTTGAAAACAGCGGCACCAGTGTTCGCGCCGTTGAGTTGTCCGGTGTGACTGGAGCAAACCTTGTCCCGACTGTTGGTTTGCAGGTGATCACGTCAGAAACCGACCGCCACCTGATTGTTCTTGGCGCTGATCCTATTTCTGGAAGCTCGCGCACCGGGGTGGTTGATCCGATGTTGGTCGCTTTCAGCTCATCCGAACAAGATCTCGTCTTTGAACCGCTCACCACAAACAGCGCAGGTGACGTAAGGCTGTCGTCAGGATCATTTATTGTTGGCGGCTTGAAGTCGCGACAAGAAATTTTGATATGGACAGACACCAGCCTGTACTCGATGAATTTTATCGGGCCACCGTTGATTTTTGCGGTCAACCTCATCAACGAGGGCACTGGATTGATTGGCCCAAAAGCCGCCGTGAATGCGCCGAACGGCGTTTATTTCGCCAGTAAAACAGGGTTTTATTTTTACAGCGGCTCCGTACAAAAGCTGCCCTGCTCGGTTCAAGAATACGTGTTTGATGATTTGGACTTGAGTCAAGCGTTCAAATGTTTCATGGGCCTGAACAGTGAGTTCAGTGAGATGTGGTTTTTTTATCCCAGCATTACGGATGGCACGGGAGAGATTAGTCGTTACGTCATTTACAACTATGAAGAGAACCACTGGTCGATTGGCAATCTTGTGCGCTATTCATGGATCGATGCGGGTGTTGAAGATCAACCCATCGCAGGCGTGACAAAGAGCAGCGCACAATGCCTGTTCAACCATGAGGTTGGTTTTGACGACTACGAAGACCCGATGTCGAACGTGTTCATTGAATCAGGCGATGTTGACATCACTGACGGTGAAAACTTCACCTTCGTTAAGCGCATCATCCCCGATGTAGCGTTTGTGAAGCAGGCTGGTGTGTCGAACACGCCAGCGATGAACATTGTGCTCAAGCGACGAGACTTTCCAAACCACGCCTTGACGACGGACTCCACGACGCAGGTGACAGAGAGCAGCACGCTGAGCAATGTGCGGACTCGGTCAAGGCAAGTTGTCTTGCGCTTTGAAAGCGACGACGACGCTACGACAGCCGATCAGCTCGGTTACAAATGGCGTCTAGGTTCTACCAGATTGGATTTGCAACCCAGCGGCAGGCGTTAATGAGCCGCCTGCTTGAGACTCGGCTGCCGACAGCTCAGGGCGTCACTGTCGATTCGACCACCTTCAATCGACTGGTCAGGGTCTTGGAATTGAACCTTGGGACCGTTGATTTCACTATTTCGCCGCATTTTTCTGCGACTGAAATTGCCGAGCTTCAATTTGCAACAGGCTCGATAATCTTCAATACTACGACTGAAATCCACCAAGCGTTTGATGGCACTCAATTCCGTGACCTATATACCCATCAAACCTACCCCACGGGGCTGGCAATTACCGCTGGCGTCGGGGCGGTTACCGTGAGCACTCCCTGATGGATCCATTGCTGCGTAGCAGAATATCAGCCCTGATTGGTGAAGACCTGCCGATGGAATTTCAGCAGGGCGGCGAGGTTGATTCGCCAGACATGGTGACGCCAGAAATGGAGATGATGAGGGCGCAGGCAGAGCAAGGCGTCATAGAGGGCGCTACCAAGGATCCCAACGAGTCTCTTGCAGAATACATTTCCGCCTTGATGGTGGAGCGTGACGCGACTCAGGATCCCATGGAACGAAGCCAGCTTGAGCACATGGCGGAAGCCGCCGAGCTGTCTACTAATGCGCCTCTGGCTGAGCAAGCGTTTGAGGTTGCGGCTCAAGGTCGAGGTGAAGACACTGCGCTTGCACATTTGCGACCGGGCGAGGTGGTCTTGCCTCCTGAAATGTTCGAGGACGCTCGGTTTGAGGAGGTGGTTGAGGACAGATTCAACCAGCTCGATCTTGATCCAGAGGCTTATGTTGTCGGGCTAGGCATTGCCAGCTTGAATCCGATTACGGGACTGGAAGAGTTTGGATTTTTCAAGAAAGTCGCAAAAAGCATAAAAAAGGTCGCAAAAAGAGTTGTTAAGCCGCTTGCTCAAGTGGCTCAGTTCATACCGGGTCCGTGGCAGCCGATTGCGGCATTGGTTAACAAAGCGTACACGGTTTATGACGTTGCGAAAGGTAATGCCAACCCCCTTGCATTGTTGACCGTCGCAGGGCCGCTCGCAAGTGGCGGCGGCATTGG